TCAGCTGGTAGAGCAACGGACTGTTAATCCGTGTGTCCCTGGTTCGAGCCCAGGTCAGGGAGCCAGTATTGCCCCTTTAGTTAAATGGCATAACAGTTGATTTGTAATCATCTATTGGCAGTTCGATTCTGTCAAGGGGCACCAATCAATTCCGGTGTGGTGTCAACGGCAGCACAAGGGTCTCCAAAACCCCAGGTCGCGGTTCGAATCCGTGCACCGGACCCAAATAACGCTTGACAAGTGGTGCTGATTGTGCTAGAATGTTGTTATTGTGATGAATACAGCACCTATCGTCTATCGGTCTAGGACGCTGCCCTTTCAAGGCAGAAAGGTTGGGTTCGATTCCCACTAGGTGCACCAGATTAATGCCCTCTTATCCCAATTGGTAGAGGAAACGGTCTTAGAAGCCGTACAGTCTCAGTTCGAATCTGAGAGAGGGCACCAAGTTTATGCGAGTGTAGCTCAGTCGGTAGAGCAGCGGACTTTTAATCCGTTGGTCAAGAGTTCGAACCTCTTCACTCGTACCAGAATAAATAAGTTTTACTCGGTGTAGTTCAGTCTGGTAGAATGCCTGCTTTGGGAGCAGGAGGTCGCAGGTTCGAACCCTGCCACCGAGACCAGAACCACCTCGCTTCCGGGTTTAAGGAAGAGGTTGTGAGTTAGTGTTACGTCACAGCGCAATTGGCCAAATTGCGTCCAAAAACTCTCAGGTAATCTGTCTACCTTAAGGAACAGCGTAGATGTTTGCCCTGCGATAATGGTAAACAGGTATGATGTTCCCCTAGAGTGAACATACGGACAGGGTAACAACTCAGTTAGAGGCTCGGTGGTGCGAGTAGTCTAACACCTTCAACTAAAATCGGGAGTAGATATGCCAAATCCAGTAAGATATCAAGTGTACTTTAATGGTGAGCAGAAGATATTTTATTCTTGGGATGCAGCATTTAAATTTTGTCAAGAGAATAATATAGATACTATTAATATAAAGTCCTTCTGATGAGTCTTCAGTAGACGTAACGGTAGTGTGTGCGGTGAAACGGCGAACCTATAATCTTAGTAATTATAGCATTAACCCGAGTAATCACTATCGTAAAGGACACGCCTCATACCTTCCGGTGTAATGAGTGCGGGGCATATGCCAGGGACGAAAAAGTAGAAGGGAGGCCGGCGCCGGCAGAACGGAAACTTGAGTAGCATAACCGGACGAATTCGGGGGATTAGTTAAATGGGATAACATCGGCTTTGCAAGCCGAGATTGAGAGTTCGATTCTCTCATCCTCCACCAAATAAGAATAAAAGGAAAATAAAATGAGTGACGGAGGCAAAGGTTCAGCACCAAGACCATTTTCAGTAGACCAAGAAACTTTTGGAAGTAATTGGGATCGGATTTTTAAGAAAAATGATTATCAAGATATTGTATCGACAGAGGACTGCGTTCTTGATGCATTAGATAAGATTCAGGAGGTTAGCTCAGTTGGTAGAGCGTCACCCTTACAAGGTGAATGTCATCGGTTCGAACCCGGTACCTCCTACCAAGATAAAAAGGAAGATAAATAGTTCATATTATTACTGATAACGAACTATTATGAAACTTTCTGGATATGCAATAAGTGACATCGGAACATCAGGGTTAGACATAACAGGTAATGTTAGAGTCGCCGGTAGTGCAACAGTTCCTGGTAACACAATTACTCCTAATATAGGTCCATCAGATACTCAACAACACGCATTACCAGCGGTTGCATCTGATATTATTGTCTTAGCCAATGCAGCACAAACTCTTAGCAATAAGACACTCACAAATATTACGTTGGCGAACGTGGCAAATACGATATTAGAAAACGTATCGATTGCCAATTCAACGATATCGAATACAACAATATCGAATACAACGATAATAAACCCAACGATATCTGGTGCATTGATAGTAAGCAACACTATGAATAGTAGTGTTATTACTTCCGGTACCACAATAACAACATCTACCACTTCATTTACTGGTTCTGGTAGTGGTGGCGCTACAACCATTACTTCATCCGGCGTTACTGGAACGATTCAAGTTGGACAAGTGCTTTCCGGTACGGGTATTGCATCTGGTGCGTCAATTACGGCAATCAACGGAAGCACGATTACTTTAAGCCTTGCTAATACTGGAACTGTCAGCGGGACAATTACTGTGGTTGGTGTTGTTTTTACCGGTATCCCGTCGTGGGTCAAGCGCATCACGGTGATGTTTAGTGGAGTTAGCACTAGCAGTACATCATCAAAGTTAGTACAAATTGGTGATAGCGGTGGCATTGAAACAAGTGGATACCTTGGAAGCGAATCCAATATAACTTCTGCCGTGGGCAGCGCGAGTGTTACAAGTGGTTTTGGAATACGTTCTGTATCTGCGGCTGATGTTATACACGGGCAAATTGTTATCACCAATGTAACTGGGAATACTTGGTGCGCTAGTGGATATTTTGGTCTTTCTAGCTCGGCATCTACTTTGCTATCTTCTGGCTCAAAAGCACTTTCTGACGTTCTTGACCGCATACGTATTACCACCGTCAACGGCACAGACACCTTTGACGCTGGCTCTATCAATATTCTTTACGAGTAAGAAATAACATGTTCTTTTATATGTGGCCTGACGGATACCTGCTAATCTTAGCAGGTTTTTTTTGGGGATACATTCTTGCAAAAATATTGGAATAACGCTTGACAAGAACCAAGATTGGTGATATACTGTATTTTCCAATGTTGAAAAGGTAATCTATATTATGAATCGTAACGCAAAAGCATTTGTCGAATCAGCAGCAGAAAAGTTTGGTGCTGGTGCTAAGATTAATCGTGACCAGATTCAACGTATTGTTGAAGAAAAGAATCTGACATATCCATATTGGTTTGTTTCTCGTAAAGAATACCGAGCAGACCGAGGTCTATATCAACTCCCAGATACCGGAGAAAATCAAGTGGTGCAACAAACTGATACCGATACAGTAGATATGGCTGCTACTGTACACCAATTGCGTCAACCCAAACTGATTGACGATACTGTACCTAGTGTACCTTCTGCATACCCAGACTATGTGCCTTTTGGTTTCTATCGAGACCTCAAGACTATTATCAAGTCGAAGGACTTCTATCCAGTATTCGTTACAGGCCTCTCTGGCAACGGTAAGACTCTTATGATTGAGCAAGTGTGTCATGAACTCGGTCGTGAGTGTGTCCGTGTGAATATCAGTATTGAGACTGATAAGAATGACCTTCTAGGCGGTCCTACTCTTATCAATGGTAATGTTGTTAATCGTGATGGTCCTGTTATTGTTGCTATGAAGCGTGGTGCCATCCTTCTTATTGATGAATGTGACCGCGGCAGCAACAAACTCATGTGTCTGCAAGGCATCATGGAAGGTAAGCCATACTATAATGAGAAGACCGGTGAAGTAGTTTATCCTGCTCCTGGTTTTAATATTATTGCTACTGCTAATACCAAAGGTCGTGGTAGTGACGAAGGCAAGTACCTGTCGCAGATTCTTGACGATGCCTTCCTCGAACGGTTTGTTATTACCGTCGAACAAGAGTATCCAGAACCTAAGACTGAGAAGAAGATTCTGTCTGCGCTGATTTCTGATGCTGATTTTGTTGAAAATCTTGTGCAATGGGCAGATGTTATTCGCAAGTCATTTGACGAAGGTGCGACTGATGAGATTATCTCCACTCGCCGTCTTGTTCATATTGCTAAGACCTTTAACATCTTTAAAGACCGTATGAAGTCTGTAGAATTGTGCGTCAACCGTTTCGATACCGACACTAAGACCTCTTTTATTGACCTCTACACTAAGATTGATGCTGGCGTCAATCCTGTCGAAGCTGAGGTTCTTGACGGCGACAATCCGTTCTAAAAACGCTTGACATTCCTACCGAAGTGTGCTATACTGTGCGTGTAGCACACTTTGACAACAACTTGAGGAGTTATATATTATGAGTAAACTGAAGTTTCACAACAAGATTGCAACCATTCTGCGTAGTGGTAATGTAGTTAGTGTCGATGAGATTAAGATGTGTTTTGATAATGATGAACATGCACAAAGTCTTCTGTATCGACTGAGTACCTATATCTACGATATTCGCAAGTATGAGAATGGTATCATCAAGGTATTCAAGAATGGTCGTATCGTGACTGGATATCAACTAATCAATGCTGCCGAGTTTAACGATGAAGGTCGTTATGTTGGTAAGCAACTGCCTGCTGAATCGCAAGATGAACGATATGTTGAAGACGATGAAGATGTTGTTGAACGTATTGCCGATTCTGTCGAAACTATTAATGAAGAGATGGCTGCATAATGGAACTTAATGACGAACAATTTATCGCTCTTGCTGATGATATTGATGCAGCAATTTCTGACCTCTGTATGAATGCATATGACAAGTATGATGTTATGCCTATTCATCTAGTGAGTATTATGCTTGGTCGTATGGGTGTGCTGATGCGTGAACTCAATGACCTAGACACCTTCAAGAAGGTTATGGAGTCAGCAGTAATGACTATTGATGGAAACAAAAACCAACAAAAGGTTGTGCATTAATGATTGTTATGCGTGAAGTGACCGACTGGGATACTCCCAATCACACATATATTGTTGACAACTCTAAGTCAAAACTTCTAGGTTATATTCCTGTTGGTCAACGCACGAAAGTTATGTTTCAGATTCCAATGTCATTCTCTAATGCTCGGCGTAAGTTTGAGATTATTGAACGTATTGAAGATGAACCTGACGATACTGTTACCAAGATTACTAGTGAATCTGGTAATGTATACTATGTCAAGAACGACAACGGTTCTTATTCTTGTTCTTGTATTGGTTTTAAGTATCACGGAAAATGCAAGCATATCAATCAAGTTCTTGCAAAATAAAGGATATATAGTAACATGAGTGAAATCAATACACATTGCCTTGCCATTGACCGATATACTAAACAGTTGACCGATATGGCCAACTTATATAATATCATGGGCGAACAAGACAAGGCATTCATTATCGGCAAGTCTATTCGTATCATTGATATTCTATATAACCATTGCATGGCATATGGTATTGGTATTCCCTCTAATCAAATTGCAAATATTGTGAGTGAAAAGCAATGAAAGTCTATATTGGTAAGTATCCTAATAGTTATACTATTGGTGCATTTACTAGTTGGTTGGAGCGTATTGGTCTACCAGAAAAGTTTGCCGATAAAGTTTTTGACTACCTAGATGGGACTTGGGTAGACCGAGTTCTTTTCAATTTTAGTCGTAAGCAAAAGCAAACGATTAAGGTTAAAATCGATAAGTGGGACACTTGGAATATGGACCATACTCTTGCTGTTATTATTGTCCCGATGCTAAATCAAATAAAAGAAACTAAGCAGGGTGCCTCTCATGTTGATGATGAGGATGTTCCTGAAGAATTGCGAAGCGCCTCTGCACCACCAAAAGAAAACGATTATGACCCTGATGAAAATTGGTTCAAGCGTTGGGACTGGGTTCTCGATGAGATGATTTGGACGTTTGAACAAAAGGTATCTGCTGGCGATTGGACTGACCAATACTATGACCATAGCAATGTAGATGAAAATGCTGACATTATGGAACAGGTCAAGCAGATGATTGTTGATAAGGAAGGTCTTGAGAAACATCAGGATCGGATTAAGAACGGGTTGAGATTGTTTGGTAAATATTATGATAATCTTTGGGATTAGAACAAAAATGAGGTACAGAGATGACAAATACCACACTAAGAACAGAAGTATCTAGATATTACTCTAATAACGGAACAAGAGTTGCGATGGTCTATGCAAACTCCAATTATACATATGAAGTTATTGTCGAAGAAAATGGTGAAGTTCTATACGAAGGCAAGTATAATTCGGTAGAATTAGCAGAAAATGTTGCAGAAGATTGGGTTTTAACGTATTATAAAGGAGACCTATCTTGGCGACAAAAACCTTAACGAGAGAGAATAATGCTCATTTCTTTGTATAATTATGTTCTGGCAAAAAAACGTCTAACTGAAATTGATAAGACGATTGATATGTTTGATAGTGACAATTATCCTGTTCAACTTCTAGCACAAAAGGACATGTTAAAATATGAAGAAGAACATTGGAGAGAAGAATTTCATTCAAATTTTGCTCTTACTGTTCTTGCTATATGCATTATTTTTGCAGCATTCTTTGTTGGCATTAATTTTGTAAATTGATATGAAAAAATATATTGCAGACATTAAAGAGAATGAAGAAGGTGAATTGTACATCGAATTTCCAGAAGAAGTTATGTCGGAAGTAGGATGGCAAGAAGGTGATGATATTGTATGGGTGGACAATGGCGATGGGTCATGGTCTTTGACTAAAAAAGAGGATGAAACTTTGAAGAATTATCTTGTAGAAACTGTTGTGACTTATCGTATGCGATATGTCGTTAAGGCAAAAGATTCTGTTCACGCAACTGATGAAGTTGTCATGAACGAAACTCATCCAGAGTTTAAAGAGTTTTCTCAACTGTATCTAGGTTCACACGTTTCATCTGTTCGTGAACTTTCAAATAAAGATATTCTAAAACTTTGTGATGAAGATAACGATTATGCAAAGGTTTGGAGTGATGAAAAGAAGATTGAAACATTTGTAAACGAGATTAATTATGATGCCTAATATTGGATGGATTTTTTATATTGTACTAATGTCTCCAAATGGTTCTGGTGATATCACAGTAAAAAAGTTTGATAGTTTTGATTCGTGTGAAAGTTTTTTACATACAAGTTATAAACGAGTCAGAAAAGAATATCCTTTGAAGGAGTATGAAAGGATTGTAGGTGGTGGGTGTAAACCCGAACGAAAGGAGATTTAATGAAGACCGATAGCAATTTCAAGATGAGTAAGCAGACCAAGATTTATCTTTCATTCAATAAGCACAAGAAGTCTATTTTGAAAGATATGTTTATTAACGCTGAAATTTCCGAAGAAAAAGCAAAGAAGGCACGAATGAAGGAAAGAGAAAAAATTGGTCAAGGAGACGATTAATGAGTACATTTGTTGAAGTAGAATCCTCAGAAAAAGGTTGTAAGGTTATCATCAATTTGGATATGGTGCTTGAAATTGCACCATTGGCAGCAGGAGGTTGTGCGTTATTCTTTTCGGATAGTGCAGCAGTTAATGGTAAGACAGCAATGCAGGTTAAGGATAGTTACGAACTATTCAAACAATTTTCACTTCATCCAGTATCAGCAGAAGATATTGCAAAGAAGTTTAAGACAAAGAAAGGTGATGTGAGTTTGCAAGATATTCCTACATTTGGAACCTAGCATCATCTAAATAATAGGATAGATTAACAACACCCTATTATCAAATGAAAATACTAGTCATAGATTCCTATTGCGGACTAGGTTTAGATACCTGTTTGCGTTTTCTCAATTATGGTCATGAAGTTAAGTGGTACATCGATAAAGATGAAGACGGAAAGACAACAGATATAGGCGAAGGTTTAGTTGATAAAGTAAAAGATTGGCACCCATGGATGGATTGGGCAGAACTAATCTTTTTAACAGACAATATCTCACCGTTTCTAAAAGAGATTCGCAAGTACAGACAAAAAGGATATCCGATATTTGGTGGTGATGACCTCACCGCCAAATGTGAACTTGATAGAAATCTAGGTCAAGATATATTTAAGAAAGCAGGAATCAAAACTATGGACTATGTTGGTCCATTTAAAAGTTTTGATGACGGCATTAAGCATATCATGGAGAACCCAGGTCGTTGGGTATCTAAGCCTTGTGGTACGGAATTAGATAAATCTCTCTCATACGTTTCTAAGTCTGCTGGCGACATGATTTTCATGTTGAAGAAATGGAAGCAGAACGGAAGCAAACAAGAATTCATTTTACAGAAATTTAAACCAGGATTGGAAATGGCCGTTGCTGGTCATTTCGGTCCTCATGGTTTTAACAAATACTTTTTAGAAGATTGGGAATACAAAAAGCATATGCCTGGTGACCTAGGTGTTAATACTGGCGAACAAGGCACAGTCATGCGTTATGTAGAAGATTCTAAGTTAGCAGAAATGGTATTAAAACCAGTTGAAGAATATCTACACTCAATCGATTATTGCGGATTCGTTGATGTAAACTGTATCATTGACGAAGAAGACGGTACACCATATCCTCTAGAGTTTACTGCACGATGCGGATGGCCCTGCTGGAACATTCAGCAAGCACTACATGAAGGCGACCCGGCAGGATGGATTGCAGACCTGACACACGGCATGGACACACAGGAAGTAAAGGTTGACAAGGTCGCTGTTGGGGTTGTTCTAGCACATGGATCATACCCACTTAATCTGCGTGACCCAAAAGAAGAAGAAGGTTTCCCAGTCTACACAGATAAAGCATTTAAATATTTCGACAATATTCATCCGTGTGAAGTAAAACTGGGCGAAGTACCTAAGGTAGTTGGAGGAACGGTAATAGATGTTCCAGATTGGGTAACAGTAGGGACTTATGTATTGCAAACCACCGGGATTGGTGATACAATAAAAGAAGCAAAAGATAAAGCATACAAAATTATGAAACTAATTGAACTACCAAACAATCAACAGTATCGTACAGATATCGGTGATAGCATGAAAGAAACATTACCGAAATTACAGAATTTTGGATATGCAACCGGACTGCGTTTTGATGACGAAGATGACAACGATTGAAATGAAACAAAGACTTGACGGTCTACTATTTGCCATACTAGGCGATGCAATTTTAGTAGAACGTTGGTGGCATAGACCAAATAAAGGTCTCAATGATGCATTACCAATCGATGTTTATGTTGTAAATCCTGAAGCAGTACGAGATTACATTCTTAAAGCAGTAAATCCTGATGGAGTATATTACTAAATTGAATATTTTTTATTTGTCTAATGATGTAGTTGAATGTGCGGCGATGCACAACTCAAAACACGTGGTCAAAATGATTCTAGAAAGTTGTCAGTTGTTATCTACCGCACACCGTATTCTTGACGGCACAGAGACTTTAAGTAAGTCTAAGACAGGTCGTAATGTTAAGCGTTGGACTCTCAATGACTGGCGAGAAACCTCTCTATATTCTGCAACACACATTCAACATCCTTCTGCCGTATGGTGCAGAAAAAATAATGCAAACTATTTGTGGCTTGCAGACCTAACTATGGCATTATGTAAAGAATACACTTATCGATATGGTAAGGTACACAAGTGCGAACAAACTGGACTTGTCAGTCTGCTACAGAATAATATTCCAAACAATATTGCAATTGGTGAGTTTACTGGACCTACACCTGCTATGCCTGAGACTGCCAAAGTTCCAGGAGACTCTTTGAGTTCATATAGGAATTACTATATACAAAACAAGCAGCATTTAGCATCTTGGCGTGGCAAAGTAAATTCTCGGCCTGTTCCGTCATGGTATAACTCAACATCTCTATAGGAGACAATAATGTTAGAAACACTATTTTGGTTAGTAGTTGGAGCATTCGTAGGATGGCATGTCCCGCAACCAGCATGGGCAGTATCATTGAATGAAAAGTTAAAGTCTTTGTTTGGAACATTTAATAAGTAATGCCAATTTATCAATTCCTCAATAAAGAAAAAGGCGAAATTGAAGAATTTGTCATGAGTCATTCTAAACTTGACGAATTCAAAGAAAGTAACCCTCACCTAGAAAGATATTTTTCACCAGAGACTTTACCGGTATTTGGTGATGGTATTCGTATGAATGTTGCTGGCGTAGGTAAACCTGATTCTGCTTTTGAGAAGTATGTTATTAATAGAATCAAAGAAACCGTACCTGGCAACACGTTAGTAAAAAATCACAAAACTAAAATGCCTAGGGAGTGGTAATATCAATAATAACAAAGGAGATTACACATGGCAAGAAGAGCTGGTGCAGCAAGAAGGTTTCCTGATATTAGCAAAACTGATAGAATGGAAACAAAAGAGTATTTCACACAACAAACACCAGACGCAGCAAATGATCCATGGAGTAAAGAATCAGTAGCAAATAATTTTGAACGTTATCGTCAAAATCCTTTTCAATATATTGAAGAATTATCACAAAAACAAAGATCCTATTGAATGACTTTTAATTATTGTCCCCCGAAGCAAATTGAAGACTTACAATCTGTAACACAACCGGATGGGAAGAGGTTTTATACTCTTCCCAACGGTTCTCAAGTTCCATCTATCACTACAGTTCTAGGTGCTTTGAAAAAGAAAGCAATTATGGAATGGAGAGATAGAGTAGGACACGAAGAAGCAAACCGTATATCTAGAAAGGCATCTTCCCGAGGAACGAATGTACATCGGATTTGTGAGCTTTATTTGCTAAATGAAGAGGATCACACTAAGAAGGCAATGCCAGACGCATTGGAGATGTTTTTATCTCTTAAACCCGAACTCAATAAAATCAACAATATTCATTATCAAGAACAAGCATTGTGGTCAACACAATTAGGTCTTGCTGGTCGTGTTGATTGTATTGC